CCAAGGCGTTGAACAGGAGCGCCTATTGCCTGTCCAATGTTTGCCCCAGATTGCGCCAGCATACCAGCGATTGCACCCATATTAGCCATTATATATTCCTCTGTTAACTTCTGTAGGCTTGTTTACTTGTTACGGCAGCCACCAAGGTTTATTACCGCCTATAAGACCACCTAAGCCGCTTAACAAACCGCCGTAGACATTACCGTACAAACTTCCGTAGCCTGTTCTTTGACCCATCTCGCCAGTCAAGTTAGCCATAGCAGCTTCTAAATCAAACTCGCCTTGTTGTCTACGGGCTACATCGGCCATACCTGCAACATTAAGAGCAGGAGACAGTGCAGACAGCAGTGCCGCTTGAGGCGCGTACCCTTGCTGCATAAACTGACCCGCTAAACTAGCCTGTTGCATCTGCTCTGCCTGAGCTTGCTGCATAGCGCCTAAGCTAGCCGTGTTCATAGCCTCTGCTCGCGCCTTAGCCATAGCTAGCTGTTCTGGAGTTCCACCGTACTGACTAGTGGTAACACCTAAGCGTCCTTGAGAAGCTAGTTGATCCTGAAGAAGCATATTCTGGCGGTTCTCTTCGTCACGCTGCGTAGCTCTAATACGCTCGTAAACATCAGATTCTCTACCTGCTGTAGGCATTTGAGCCTGTTGGTAGAAGTTACTCGCGCCGCCAAACAACATATCTTGTAGTGCTTGTTGTTGTTGGTTTAACTTATAAGTAGTGCTACCGTCTGCTCCTGTTTTTGTTTCACCCGTAGGGCCAGTAACAGTAAACGGCTGGAACGTAATGTCCGGTGCAGAAATCTGCGTAAGGGGGTCTGTGTACAGCTTCTTAATTTCGTCTGGTATTAACCCACCAGTAACGTCACCCAATAAATCACTTAGCCAACTCATTAGTAGCTACCCCCATCAATAGTCCCTGTAGTTAACGTCCCTGTAAAAGTCATGGAAGGTATTACTACCGTCCCTGTAAATTGAGGACTGTTTAAGTCTGCCTTAGACAGAATCGCCGTTGAAATATTAGTAAACTCCGTAGTAAACTCAGAGCCACGAATGATCTTGCCACTGTCTCCAGAAGGCAACGAATCCTTGGCAGCAAAGTCTGTCGTTACTGTATAGTTGCTCATATTGTTTTACCCATTAGTACTAGTACGTTAATTTCCTGTAGAGATAGTGGGAATCCGTTAATGTCTGACTCCATACCTATTGTAATAATTGTTCCGTCACCCGTAGTGTTAATCGCACGACGAGAAGCTAACTCACCACCCGTAAACTCTGCTATGTTAAACTCACCGATACTGTAATAGGCTGGCTGCTGGTTTCCTACTGTATACTCTTGAGTTTTGTAAGCTGTTTGTAAGTCGTAAGCCCAGTTAATAAATACAGTGGCGCTGTTAGCACCAACAATAGTAGGTCGCAGTTTCTTTAGTATTTTTAACTTAGAAGGATCACCAAAGGTAAGTCCGGGGCTATAGTACCTAAAACGATAAGAAGAACCGTTGTCACTGTGCCCAGAGTACGTACCAACACCTTCAGAAAACCCTATGTACAACGTGCCGTCAGGCTTACGCTCGTAAGATTTAAAGGAGTTAGAAGGCCAGCGAGTAACCCTGTAAGCCCCGTTTTCTAGTTGACCTTTCAAGTCAAAACAATAAGTAGTTTGTTGGTCAGGTAAAGTAATTAAGTAAAAAGAATTCTCTGGGCTGTACACAGAAGACGTTGGCGATGTACGAGCCTCAATGCCTTGAATAAACTCAGTCTTAATGTTTAAACTTAAGTCGCCAATAGGCATGGATTTTTCTTGTATGGTTCTACCAAATGCACGTAAACCAGAGTGCGACAAAAACAGAACGTCTGTACCTATATGCTGAACAGAGTTACGGCACACGCAACCTATACCAGCCACAGTGTCAGCCATAGACATAAGGGCGGGGCTAAAGGCATTCTGATAAACAATAATGCTGTGTTCACCAAAGATAATTAAGAGGTTGTTGTGGGCAGCTAAAGCACGTATCTCATCGTGTCCGTTAGGCCACGCTTTAGAAACATTGATTGAACCAGAGGAGCCGCCATAGAAGTCTGTACCGTCAAGCAAATCAGACCAGTAAATAGTCTGAGTGTCTGTCTCATTGTTTGTTATCCACAAACGACCATAAGCTGCTAAAGCTTCGTGACAGTAAAACCTAGAGTCTGTCCCTGTTCCTGTTGCCGTACCAAGAGTACGCAATCCCGTACTATCGTCGTATACTAAAGGTTCTTGACCTCTCTGGAAAAAATAAGCCTTGTCGTTAAAGTTAACCATTTTCCAATTGTTAGCTGTGATTGCATAAGCAGCAGGGGTTTCATCTACAAGCGTTGTTGTTCCAGAAAGTATCTTGTTGTTACCTACGCTAAACAGTTTTGTGTTGCCAGCATCGTCGTAAAAGTAATGTAGCTTGTGAACGTAGTCTGAACCTAGCTCGGTTTTATCTGTCGTTACAACATCGATTCCTTTACGCGCAGCAATACGACCACGCTTGTCAATAACAGCGTTATCGGCAACTTCAGCAAACGACGGGTCTTGCGCTAAAGGAGAATCTTCTGTATTGATTCCCTTAAACGCAGGAGCAACTAAATTAATGCTTTGTAGTTGTTGAGCCATTAGGGTGCGTACCAATCAGTTTCGTAAGGGTGTTTTTGTGCATCTAAAGCAATTGCATCAGACAGATACTGCTGGGCAACACCAAAGTACTCTGCCGCAGTTGTTCCTCCGGTTTCGCCTCTCTCACGCGCTAACATAGCAATCGCTTGGTGGATTACAGGGGAAGAAGGAATAAGCAGTTGGTCAGTGTCAGCAGACAAAATTGCAGGTCTTAAGACAGCTTGGTTTTCGCCGTAGATAGTACCGCGATTAACCGCATTAAACCTCAAAACGTAAACACCGTCAGGCTTAGGGTACACGTCTATCTGTGTGTCTCCGTTAGAATCAACTCCGTTGTAGGTATAGTATTTTGGCGACCCTGTTTGTGGCGTTTCATTGAGGTATTTATCGTCAAACCATGAAGAATTACGATACTCCATAAAATAATTAGAAGTGTCGTTGATGACATCAAGGGCTTTAATGTTGTCTTCGCTGCCTGTAAGAACATAGTTAAAAATGTTTGCCGTCGTTTGTATAGTTAAAGTTGTACGCAGTGCTGACCAGTCCCAGCTTGTTTCTACAAGCCTCTTAGCGTCGTTAACAAAGTCACCTACCATTTTGCTGTAAGTGTTTTCGTTTACGCTAGAGACCTCTTCTTCACGCATACGCCTAAGAACGTTATTTACTAACTCTAAATATGTCATGTTTTATCTTCCAGTAAATAGTCCAGCTAAGTAATCAGTAATGGGGAACTCCGCTCTCTTCAGTAACTGAGGGTCTCCTAGAGATCCAAAGGCTGGGTTCTTTGGCGAAAACATACCACCGCCTCCGCCACCACCGCCGCCACCTGATTCTTCTTCAGAGCCGGGACACTCTTCAGGGGTTGTACACTCTCCACCCAGAGATGCACAAGGCGCTTGACCTTCTGGACAGCCACCTCCTGCACAACCAGCTTCTCCAGCAACAGAACCATCAGGACACTCTGAGCACAGAGGGTAATCTACAGCACCGTTAGCACAAGTTTCTGTAGGAGTGCCTCCACAGGGTGTTTCTGGGTCTGTAGAGGAACCATCGGGACACTCAGTACACAGAGGGTAGTCAGTTGCTCCGTTAGCACAGGTTTCTGTAGGAGTACTAGAGCAAGGTGTTTCAAAGTCTGTACTAGAGCCATCAGGACACTGTGAACACTCAGGGTAATTAGTTGCTCCGTTAGCACAGGTTTCTGTAGTAGTGCCACAGTCATCTAAACTATTAACCATTTGTCCAGCGTTAGGTGTACCTTCGAGACATTCTATTTGTACTACTATAATTTCTTCTAAACAATCATTGTTAACATGCTCCGAAGGTAAAGAGCCATCTTCGCACTGTTGGCACTCACTTTCTAAAGTTGCATTGTTAGCGCAAGGGGTAG